CAGCCTCTACTGTGTATAGAGCGTCTAACGCTGCAAGACGGCGATAGTAATAAAGCTCAACATACGTCTCTGAACTACTAAATTCACCGGCTACCGTTCCCACTTGAGTTGTGATATAGATGCGGTTTCCTTTGCGTGTCCATCCGTTATAAGCGTTGACTCGCTCAGACTCCGGATTGAAGAATGTGCGTACATCTACTTTCGAATCGATGACACGGACAGTCTTGCCTTCAGCGGTTGTTGTGCGTATTTTGATTACTTCAATCAAATCATCAGGCACACCGAAAGATGTAACTGTGAGCCCGCCGATTGAGGGCTCTGGAACAAGTTGACCGAGTCCCGTGAAAAGAGTGGTACACTCTAGGGGTGGAACACGTAATGTGCGATAGGCATCATCGGCGGCCCATCGTATACAGTCTTGTACGATAGTATCACTGATAACGTCCGTACCGCGGTTCAACCAATCCCGAGCGCGAATAACTAGTTCGCTAAATGTGTCAGCCATTATATGACCTCCTTAGGTTGACAGGAGGTAAGGATATTCCTGTCGAATGATTATCATGAACTTTGCAAGACTATCCTTATCATGCATGAACGTTGGGGAGTGGAGATCTAGGCCCCACTTGTCTTTAATATCTATAGCTACGATATCAGGAACTGTTGCAAACTTCTTCATACTGTTTGGTCCAGTCTTTTGAAGTTCTCTGTCTATCTTTGCCTGTTCAAGGAAAGGCGTGACATCTTGAGATACACTCCATGTATGCTCTCCGCCAACTGTTCCTGATTCGTACTCGAAAGTCCCTGTCATAGACGTGCGTTTGTCTTGACTAGGTTTAACTCTCCACTTTGCCATGTCCTCTTCTCCTTATATTATACTGTGTGCTTCACAAAGCGACAAGTCTTGCTTACGTGTCCTAGCTGTGCTGCTGATACAACAATGTTTGTTGCTCCTACAGTCCAGTAAACGTCTGCGATGGAATATCCACCCGCAGCATTCGCAGCTACCGTCCAAACACATGATTCAGCCGGTATAGTGTATACGTCGGTAACTAGGTTTGTTGTCACACCAAAGTGGTCCGCTGGTAGTGTTCCTTGAATTACATACATCATTCTTTCTCCTAACAATGTGAAATAAAATAGGGGAGAAGGAGAAAACTCTCCCTCTCCCCAGAGGTCTATTTAGACCAAGTTATAGATAGCGCCACAACCTTTAGGGTTCTTAACCTCAAGTGTGCACTCTTCTACAAACATACCAGCAGTAGAGTCACCCTTCTGGCCGACTTCAACTTCCTGCATAGGACGCAAGGTAGCAACTGCAAACCACATTGGATCATAGATCAATGCGGAGGAGTTACCCCAGCTAGCTGCGTTACCAGCACCACCGCCGAACGCGCCAACAGCTGGTGCGTTAAGACCCATGATGTAGTTAGGAACAACCATCAACTCACCGAAGTCAGACATGTAGATGTCTACGGACTGACGAAGCTTACCGTCTGCATCGATGTTACGACGGACGTTAGTCTCGGTCTGCATCAGGTCAGAGAAGTCACGACGAAGCTTTGGAGACAGCATGATCTTAGATGCCTTGCCGCCTTCTTCGTAGATGCCTTGCATGATTGCGTCAACGTCGGACAGAGCCAACGCGCCGCGTGCGTCTTGGTTAGCAAGTGTAATAACACCGGTACCATCAGAAGAACCGGCAGTAACAGAACCACCAGAGCCAGCGAAGGAAACAGTAGAGCTATCGTTGATGAAAGCCTGATAACCACCCATAGTGCGGGCGTTAGGGTTACCGGAAGTACCAGCAGCGTTAGAAACGTTGCCTGTGTTCACGATATCGTGCTCGATGTCACGGCGCATTTCTGTGCCACGCTTCTTGAGCTGGTAAGCGTACTCATCTGCAACACCAGCTTGGTCAACCGCACGGCGTGTACCACTTACAGCAATTGTCTTACCGTTGATTTGTGTGTAGTTGCCGAGACGTGTACGAGTAGCACCACCAACAGCAAATACAGAACCAACAGTCGGAGTAGCCGCCGGGGATGTATCTGCAAGACCGCTACCATCAGGAGCAATATAGTCCTGACCTTCACCGATCCGGGAGTCACCTGGTGTGTTCAGCTCGTCAGTCTGCCATTCATGGTAGATTGCTTTAGCTTTTGTTTTGCCAATCGAAGACAAGAACGGAGTCTCGTCACGAGTGATCATTGTAATGAAGTTCGCAAGGTCTTCACGCTGAGAAACGTTAGCACCAGTTCCGCGAACCGGGCCGCCTGGACCGGCTGTACCGCGTCCACCAATTGTAGTTGTCATAGTAAAATACTCCTAGAGTTTTATCGTTGATTTAGAGATTTGCTTGCAAAATCACGCAAGAATGCCATTTGATCTTCGTCGCTCGAGTTCTCTCGGAACGCGCGAGCTTTACGCATATCTTCAGCATTCTGCTTTTTGTTGGCAGGTGTCTTAGACTTCTTAACAGGGATTGCCTTCTTTGCTGGGGCCGCTTTACGTTTTGCTGTTCCCTTGTTAACGCCTTGTTTCAGGCGACGATAATCATCAATGAACTTGACGACCATAGGATCGACTACAGAGCTGAGGAGGCCTTCCTCAATCCCTTCTTCGATAGCAAAGTCCCGAATAGACATAGCGACTTCGTCACTAAAATCCGGAATCAGAGATGGGATAGTCTCGGAGAATGAAGCGAGCTGTTGCTGTAGTAGCATATCAGCATCTTCTTTCTTCTTGGACTCCCACTTCTCTTGCATACCCTCACGGTTACGTCGCGCTTCCCAGTACTCTGATTGAGTCTGCTCACGCTTATCTTTTAGGTCATTGATTTCATACGTGTTACCATCTTGCCGAGCCTTCTTAATTTGGGCTTCGATCTCGTGGAATTCTTTTGCTTTAACCTGCTCAGCACCCATGAGAACAGCGTTTGAAAGTTCAGAAGCTTTATCAAGCTCCCGCATACGTTCACTGCGTTCTTCTTCTAGTGCCTTACGTGCTTCGCCTAGTTCGCGACCTTGCTTTGAGAGGTGCGCATCAGTCTGGAATCCTTTTAACAGATCCCCGAATGACACGGCGCGTTCTTCACCGTCAATTTTGACCATGACCTTCGCGTCCAGATCGAGATCTTCGGAGGTAAAAACTGTATCATCTTGGGTAGCGGACTCATTGTCGGCATCCTCATCTACGTATTCATCTTCGTCAAACTCGCTCTCCTCTTCACTAACGTCTTCATCTGCATCGTCGTCTTCATATGCAGAGTCATCCGGAACCTCAACAAATTCGTCCTCATCTGGTAGCGGCACATCGTTCGGACCCTTTAGAAATTCGGATCCACGAAGTACGGCATCAAGGAGTGATTGTTCCGTCGGTTCAGCTGCGGGCATATCATCCATTGCGGGTAGAGTACCTGTTGCTTTTGTTGTCATCTAATTATCCCTCCACACTCTTTTTAACTTGCTTTGGAACTACCACGGGCTCAACATGTTTGGTGAGCATTTCGGTGTAGCGATCTGCAAGCTCGTAAAGAGCATGAATAGAATGTACGTTAACTTTCGCCTTACCAGCAGAGCGCATAGCATCATACTCGAGTAAGTTGATCATCTGCTCTACGTTTTTCAGTAGAGTAGTGTAGTTAATAATTTGATTACCCATTGTCCTCGGTTCCTTCCATGTAAGGTAGATTTCGTCCGTACATCTCGTACTGGATCATTTTTGCTTTGACATCGCCTAGCGCTAACGCTGAGTTATAGATAAACTCTCGCGTCTTAGCTTCATGTGGGTCTGTCTTAAGCCACTGAATGAAGTACTGCACGAGGATGTCCCCGTAAGCACTTTCAAAAAACATCTCACGTTCGCGACTAGAGAAGGCTGCGTTTACTAGCGCTTCTTTAGCCGCGGCGTCGGGATGCATCTTTTTGGGATCGAGCCTCTTCTCGGCCGACTTCCGATACTTATCCATTTAGTTTCCTTACTGGTATGGTTGCATCATAAGGCCCTGTTGTCCAGGTCCCTCAGGCTGCTGTTCAGCCATTCCTGGCGTTTGTTGTTGCTCGTTTGCTACACTCATAAGAGACTTAGCAAGCTGTACAAGCTCTTCGATGCTTGGCTTCACAGGTGGTTGAATACCTTCCTTTGCTGCCTTGATCGCAAGATCTGCCCATTCCTGGTGATGCTTGTCTAACATAATGGCAAGAGAACGCGCGTTGTCTTCAGATGTGTTCCGCGTCTGCGATGAGGTGAACTCAACATTAGCTTCTGCTAGGTTGATGTCTGCATTGACTTTACGCATCTCGAGCTCTTGCGCCATCATAGTTTTCTGGGATTGCTCCTCAACATTCTTAGCAGCCTTCTCTTTGAACTCGTCTGCAGTGTAGTCTTCTAGGAAGTCATTACTGTCAAGACCCATAGCTTCAATGAGTTTAGTTGCTAACACGGCTGGGGCTTCTGGTTTGATAACCATACCTGCACCTTGTTGATTGAGAGAAGGGAGGATCTGAGAGCCCACCTGCCCGTACTTCGCGATTAGGTTAGAGTTGCTATTCTCACCTAAGTCCAGGAAGATCTCGCAGTCCATATCGCGTGGGAGCTTTCTAACATCTACATCTCGGAAAGTTGAACCGTCGAGATACTTGATGTTACTTTGAAGATGCTCACGCATAGTGCTGTAGATGCCTCGGACAAGACGCTTGAGCCCCGTTTCAGCAAACCGACGAGCGATATGTTGAATACGTTGCTGCGATGCAGACTGTACCTGCGACAACTTAGCTTGACTGTTACCAGAAACAAACAACTCGTCTTGCAGGCCTTGAGCTGCCTTGCTCATACCTGTCGCTTGCTCTTTGATGACTTGCATATGCTGAAGCAAAGGAACTGTACCTGAGCTGATAGCTTCAGGAGGTAGTTGTGCTACTGCATTGTTAGGGTTCCCGTTAGTTGGAATGATCTGCTTTGGCTTCATGTTCTGAAGAGCAGAGAAATCAACAACGTTAGGATCAGCAAGCTTCGGAGAGTAGTTAGTGAGATAAGTGTTCTCAATGAAACCACGAAGGATTGCTGTGGATGCGAGTGTGCTTGACCGCGAGAAGTCTGCCATGGACATACCATAGAACTCATGCGGAATATCGATTGGGCTAAGCGAAGCAAGTGGAACACTGTCAACATCTTCTTCATAAAGAATATGATTGCCAACAATGATGAAGTGCTTCAGTTCGGCTACACCGTCACCATCACGATCTACTGGGATCCAGCATTCAGTTACGGTAACTTCACGGTTAGCTTCAAGACCAAAATCATTTGGAGTGTCAGTATACGAGCTTTGGCCAGTAACCAACTTACGTGCTGATACATCTTGAGGAGTTCCAGACAACCAACCTTGGTCAGAGCCGAGCTCATCCCAGTTGTCGATGTTATCTGCTACTTCAGGCCAGTCACGACGAATGTCAGAACGGCTCATCTCAGATTGAATACCAACGAAGTCGGCTTCTTCAATGCATGATGCATCTCGAGAGATACGGAAGTTCTCAGGAGGGATGTTTGTCATCTTAACCCGAGACTTATCAGTCTTGCGGCGTAGGCGTACATCAACGTAGACAAGTTCTACATCTCCACCACCACCCATCGCATCAAGACCAGTGACTTCATTCTCGAACTCAAGATCACCAATGATCTCAATGTTCTCATCAGCGAGGAGAAGGTCAAGCTCTACTTGGTCAATGCGTTCGTACTCTTCAATACTGTACTTAAAGTCTTCTACAAAGTCCCAACGGATGATCCCATTCTTCCATAGAAGAGCGGACTTCATCCAAGTCTGGATCTGTTCCCAACCTTTGTTCTGTTTGAAGATAGCATAGTTTGTGATCATACCTGCATCACGTGCAGCTTTGTATGATCCGGGTCGATCGTCCAATGGGACGAATCGTGCGATTTTGCCGTTGTTCAGAAACAACTCAGACAAGACAGCGATATAAGCTTCAATTACCTCAGTAGTAGATGTATCAACGATAGATGAAACACCTTGGGGCGCAAGGTGCCCAGCGGCAACTCCTGCGTATTCATAAGTAGATTTGAGACGTTCATTAGCTAGATCAGAACTGTTCAACCAGTCACCAATGCTTCCTGCGACACCTTGGTCGATCAGTGCGATTACTTGGTCGTCAGACACAAGTTCTTTATAACCCTGCCCTTTGCTTTTATTAGCCATGCTTCTCTCCTATAGAGTACGTTAACACGTCACTCTCAATCTAATTAAATGGTGGGCTTTATCACCTGCCTGCCCACCGGCGGCGTTGAGGACGTGGTGAATCCTTTGTCTACCCTTAGGTAGTAATACTCTATAAGGGACGGATACTTTTAGAGCCAGTTAGTATTGTCAGGTTCCCAATCAGACAACTTCTCTTTCCAAGATACGTTCTTCGTACTAAGCCTGTTCCAGTGCGTCCGGAGAACCTCTGAACAGATAGCTAGCGCAATGACTGAGTCATCATAGCAACCAGCGGCGGCTTCGGTCTTACCAGTCTCTGTAGAGATATAGTCTTTCAGTTCTTGGATGATCTGTGGAGAAGGAATAAGAATGTTGTCATTCTCGATGAGATGTTTTAGGTTACCGATAATAGCTGGTTTAGTAGCTGATGTAGTACGGAAGCCTAGTCTCTGACCTTCATCATTAGATACGTTAGCTACCTTCGTCTGCTTATACAGGTTGACATAACCCATATGTTCTAGCTTCTGGAGGGTAGCAATACCCATGCTGTTTGATTCTACAGCTAGAAGAGCATTGTTATAGTACCTGCCTAGGTAGAACAGAAGCTCTCCCCAGTAGCTTGGATCGATGCGGTTGTTCCTGTACGTAGCCACTACTTCATACTTACTATTCATTACGACAGCAGCGGAATAGTCTTGACCAACGCCTAGCGCAACATCTGCCCCTATAACGTATGGTGACTCCCACTTAGGAAAGTCATAGATAAAGAGATTACCATCACGGTTCTCATCAAACATCTTACTATCCACATCCCACTCAGACCGACGATGATGTGGTTGAGGTACGAGAGCATCTAGACGCTCCTTATTGAATACGTTAGAGCCAGACATAATGAAGGCTTCATCAGCTGTCGCTGGGTATTCCTGCTGGAACTTAATCTTCCCACCTTCAGCAATCTTCAAGCGACGCCAGAAGAGCTGAGCCTTATCTAGACCATACTTCTCTGCAATCTCTTCTTCTTCTGTATCCAATACCATATTGGTTGGTGGTTCTCTCCGATACTCAGGAGTGATGTACCAAGGCAGAAAGACAGGTAGATATTCATTCTCCCCGTTAACAGCACCTTTCCAGAGACGATAGAACTCTCCTCTGGCACCGTTAGCTGTGGACTCGAGGATTACCTCTGTACCGTCTGACTGAGAGATACCCTGGAATAGACCAGCAAGGATCTTCTCATCATGAGTCCAGAAAGCCACCTCAGACAGGTGAGCTACTGTAGGAGTTGTTCCTCTTCCAGCTTCTGGTGAACCAGCTGTATAGAGCCGGTATGACCCAATAGCATCCTTATCAGTATAAGCCGGAGACTGAATCTTGATCTCCTTAGCGTTGGACGTAAGCTCATTAGGTTTGAGGTTACCAGACATGTTCCTGATGAGGTTCTTACTCATAGAGAACAGAGCATCAGAAGTAGCTGAGTCATGAGCTAGAACAACAGACCGAGTATGCTGCTGAAAGTACGTCTTCCAGAAGACCCTAGCAGAGCAATACGTACTAATACCCTGCTGACGAGCCTTTAGGATAATACACCGTACCTTCCCAGTCTCTGTCTGCTGCTTATCTAAAGCTTTAGTAATCTCTTTCTGTGCTTCATTGAAGGTGAAGGGAATAAACCCCTGCGAAGCATCCTTAGTAATAATCCTAATCTGCTCTTCAGCAAAAGAAGTAAAGTCATCCTTGTAATCTCTTAACTTAGACCTCCGCTCCTTCTCCTCCAACAGCTTCAATAGCTCTTTCTTAGTTGTCATGTGTTTGTCCTCATGAATTCTTGTGTCATATTGGTTACAAATGACCCTATAAGGGACGGATAC